CGGAGCCAACCTTTACGGATCCAACCTTTCCCGCGCCGACCTTTCTTACGCCAACCTTTCCCGCGCCGATCTTTACGGCGCTAACATTTCCCGCGCCGACCTTTCTTACGCCAACCTTTCCGGATCCAACATTTCCCGCGCCGATCTTTCTAGCGCCGACCTTTCTCACGCCGACCTTTCCGGAGCCGACATTTCCCGCGCCGACCTTTACGGCGCTAACCTTCCGCATAAATATTTATCAATCGGTCCTATCGGATCGCGAAATTGTATTATACTTTATTCATACGAATACAACGTAATAATATGCGGATGTTTTAAAGGATCGATAAAAGAATTTGCAGAAAAAGTAAAAAGTACTTATCAGGAAGGACATAAACGTCGAATTGAATATGACGCGGCGATTGACATGATAGAAAAATTAAGACCATTGTATGACAAAAAGTAATTGACAAAGTTATCGGCATGTAGTATAAATATATTGCTTGGAGTGGAAACCAAGAGGCGAGACAAGTGGTGTTACTATGCTTAAAAAGATAGCCAGATTGAATTGTCAGAGGGCTGTTTTTCGCTTGTACTTCCCGATAGGCATTCCACCTTTCTGGCTATCTTTTTAAGCGTAGGAGCATACATGATATTAGATGATGATAATACAAGAAAGTTTTTTATTGATTTAAAAGATGAAATTTGTGAACAAATTTTAAAAAGTGAAACTATTATTTGGCATGTATATGGAACTAGTGATTGTATAGACGCAACAGAAGGAAAGTGCCAATATATAAAAGAATCTACAAAAAGCCCTTTAGAAATAGCCTTTTATATTGGGCTTAAAACATGCGAAAGTATAGGATCTTTTGAAGATAAAGAATTTGACATAGAATATCAATACCAAATAGAAAATTATTTTATTGATTTTGTTATAATATATAAAAACAAAAAACTTGCCATTGATATAGACGGGTTTAATTATCACGATAGAAATGCTAAAGAATTTGACAAATCAAGAGAACGTCAAAATACAATTATTAAAAATGGGTTTGATTATTATGTATTCACATACAGAAAGATAAAAAAAGAATTTAATGACATAATAGAAAAAATACAATTATGGCTGTATTCTGTTGATCGTATATAAGGAATAACACATGATAATTCGTATAGAAAAAACAAAAGATTATAGTATTATTTCAAATTATATTTTTAAGGATAATACCATATCTGCTAGGGCAAAAGGTATTTATGCTTATATTATGACATTGCCAGACGACTGGAAATTATATAAAAAGGAATTGATTAGCCATTTTTCGGAAGGTATTAACGCTATCGATACTGCATTTCAGGAATTAGAAAAATCAGGCTATATTTCAAAAGAAAAAAGCAAAAATGAATCTAATGGTTTATTTGACGGATGGAATTATACAATATACGAACATCCGAAAACCGACCTTATGGAAAACCGACATTCGGAATCCCGACCACTCGGTAATCCACCACTACTAAATACTAATACACCAAGTACTAAAGAACTAAATACTAATAAGAAAAAAAGAGATGCTGTTTTTTTACCTTTTGATAATGATTTATTTAAGCAGGCATGGGGCGAATGGTGTAAATATCGTAAAGAAAAAAAGTCGTCTTTAACAGATAGTACTATTAAAAAACAATTAGAGTTTTTAAAAAATTTAGGTATTGAAAATGCAATAAAAAGTATTAATACGTCTATTGAAAAAGGATGGGCCGGTTTATTTGAACCAACTCAAAGCAGAATAAACATACAAACAAAAGCTGTATCCGGTTCAAACACACAAGAGTTTATAGAACGCCTTAACAATAAAAAATATACCGGTCCTGACTTAGAAATACCGAAGGGATTATGATTGCTTTTGAAGACGCTCCGCAAGATGTTAAGGATAAATATATTCGGTTGGCTTCATCGTTTGGTGGCAATGATGCGCCGGATTCAGGACCAAGTATTGAACTTATAGCGAGTCAATTATACGCCGTGCAGGAAAAACACGGTTTAAGTAAATATAAAAAGGCTAATTTTCCAGAAAAGTTTATGAACAAGCAAAGAGAATGGGCGAAAGAAAAAGGGACTGAAGACATGACGAAAGCAATAATCGACTATGCCGAAGACCTGCAAAACAATTTATCTACCGGTAAGAATTTAATTGTAATTGGAAAGACTCCGGGGACTGGGAAGACTAGGTCGGTATGTTATGTTTTGAAAGCTGCAATTGATTGTGGGCTATCATGCTTCTTTGTACCTGATAATGAACTGGCTAATTGTTTGTCTGATGAAGATTTTGACAATGCAGATTATAGGCGTACAGAATGCCATAGATTAGCGCATATAGATTTTTTTGTGATAGATGATCTTGGCGCAGGTAAGTGGAGCGACAAGGGAGTGAATCGATTATACACCATTTTAAACGAACGATATAACAATAACCGTCCGACTGCGGCTACTGGAAATTACAAAGATTTTGCAGAGATGCAATCGGCATGTGGGGAGCGGTTATTTAGCAGATTATCTGAAAATTCTGTTATGGCAATTAATACGTCTACAGTTGATTATCGGTTAAAGGATAATTTATGAATAATCTATTAAAAGAATTTGAGAATGAAACCGGAATAACAAGAAATACATCTAGGGAATTTTTGGAAAGATACGCTGAATGGCTAGAAAATAGAGTTAAAGAATTAGAAAATTATATATTTAATTTGGCAGAACAAGAAGAGATGAAAGAATTATGAACGGATCAGAAGACATTAAAAAATTAAGGGATCAATACAAGCAGCAAACAGGAATTGATCCGGTGATAATAACAGTTTATACGGTAGGAAATAAAATAATACCATCGTATACGGAATTTTTATAGCATTTATGTATATCACAAAAATATATAATTGACGATATACAGAAAGATAAAGGCAATTAAGCATGGACGATTTAGAATCTCAATATAAAAAAGAAACCGGAGTTAATGCAATTTGTATTTTAGATTATAATACAATGTGCCACACAAGAGAATATGTAGCATGGCTTGAAAATAAAGTTTTAGCGTTTGAAAATGCGTTAGAAGGTGAACGTTTAACAATTATAAGGAATGATTTATGAGTTGTGCGAAGATAGAGCCGGTTAAAAGAATTGGCAATGGGCTAGATACTGATAATACCTTAAAAGGTGAATTGGGTATATTGTCTTTTGTAATTGAAAAACATCAAATAAATTCTTTAGAAAAATTATTAAAATCAGAAAAACAAGACACTGTATACCGTATACAAGCGGTAGATAAAATACGTAGTCCGCAACAGAATAATTTATTCCACGGACCAATACTTGACGCGATAGTGAACTGGACAGGTGATACAGATAGGGATTATTTCAAGGCATACTTAAAGCATAAGTTTTTAACTGAAGTTGGAGAGGATGGAAAAAAGAAAACAAAACGTACAAGTGAATTGACAGTGCAAGAATTTAATTTGTTCATTTCAAAATGCGCGACATGGATTATAGACAATGGTGGCGGACAGTATTTGCCGCCAGATATTATTCCGATGTGAGGTAATTATGAAAGCGTCATATACTCAATTATCACTTTGGGAACAACCGAAGGAAATTGATAACGCAAATTATAGGGAATGCCGAATACGAGAAGGTTGCCATATGTGTCAGCATAAGGGATTTAAAGGTGTGTTGTTAAATTTAAAAGATTGGTGCCAGTTATTAGATCATGAAATTAGCATAGGGCATACATGCGATTATCGGGAGGAGTTTAGACGATGAGCGAACATACCAAAGGACCATGGCGTGTAATAACACCGGAAGAAAGAGGGGTAATATTCGGCGATAAAGATACAAGTGGTTTTGGTCTTACAATTATTGCAGATGACGATGATGATTCGCCATGGATTATTGCCGACGTGGCAGATGGCCAACCGGGAGAAGGTGGACCGGATGCGAGTCTTTTATCCGCGGCTCCAGATTTACTGGAAGCATGCAAGGCATTACTTGTTATGATGGATCGTGGAGATCAACCTCGTAAATTTGACGAAATGTTATCATGGCGTCAGAATGACGAAAAGGCGCAGAGTATGGCCCGTGCGGCCATAAAAAAGGCCAAGGGGGAAGAATGAACTGTCATAAATGCGGCAAAGAAACGAGTATCATGACAAGAAAATATCCTGATAATAGGAATAGGTACACAATTTATTGCAGTAATTTTGACTGTAAGTCTGTGTTAAATATAACAGGCCGTAGCAAAAAGGAAGTTGTATTAGTATGGAAATTATTACAGGGGGCCAGCAAATGAGTATTTATCAAACACTAAAAGAATACAATGATTATCATCACGACGGCATAACTTTAAAGCGATGCCCGTTTTGTGGATCAAAAAAACTTGTCATTCATTCGCCTGATTATGACGGCGAATGGGTATTGGTAGAATGCGAAAATTGCAGCACTAGCGGACCTATCGGAGAGTCATTTTACGAAGCGTTTAGCTTATGGAATAAAAGGCCATGATCTGTATTATATGCGGTAAAGACTGCGGATTGTTTGCACAGCGCCATCATAAATTTAGTCAAACAGTAGTCAATTTAAAATTGTACGGTAAAAAAAGAATTAACGACGAACGCAATTTACAGTATCCGGTATGCGGACGATGCAATATAAGTCATGCCGCACAAGGTAAAGGGCTTGAGATTTGGAGAGAAGAAAAGTTTTGTGAGGTAATGGGAATAGAGCCAAGAAGTAAAAACAGTAAATTACGATCTTTAAGAGAGGCAAAGGCGTGAAACCCGGTGATCTAGTTACAACCCTATACTACCCAGCAGAAGAGCATGTCGTGCGCCGGATAACCCATGTTATACATGACCACAGGTGTAAGAGTGGACTTTTAGCCGGGGCGGATGGCGGTGGGGTATGTGGAGAGTGCGGCAAGCGGCGCGGGAAAGCGGTACCTATGATTGATGCGGAGTTATATAAGATAGTCAAAAATAATGCTTGACAGTAAACGAATATTAGTATATAATAATTATATGAAATGTAAATGTGGCGAGGAAATGGTATAGGTAGAAGGATTTTTTGTTTATCATGAACAATACCATACATATTATTGTAAATCATGCGGTCGTTATTTAGATAGTGATGGAATTTGGTATGAGCATAAAGGATTAGAACGTATACAAGAATTGGAAAACGAAATAAAGGCAATTAGAGAAAACAATTATATAGAATCATCCTTTTAACATAAAGGATAAAGCAATGAAAAAGACGTGTGATAATTGCGGATATAAAGATCGGTTTTGTGATACATGCAAAAATTATAGCATGTGGATATTTAAAAATTCTAAACGAAAAGATAAGTATATAAAAATGGATGTACGTGCTGAATAAAAAAAGCAACCGAGGTGAATGATGACAATAGATTGTGATAAATGCTTTGGGGTTATAGTAAATACGGTTGCTTTGTATGACCAATTTATCACGTGTTCCTTTGATAATCATTTTGAAAACTTTGACGATGAGGTGAATGATGTTATTTGACTTGCCAATAATTGGCGATCCTGATGATGGCATGATTGTTATAGATACAGGATTAATCAATGGATATGGCGATATTGTTACTGCTGTAATAAATTTACAATTTGCAGTTAATCAGCTATCCCCCGATAAAGTCGGCGACGGTTCATGACCGAGGAAATGTAAACAGGATATATCATTATGGAAAGTGATTTATTTAAAGAACAATTGCGAGAAGCATTCGAAGCCGGAGAATCTTTAGTTGAGGCTTATGGTACTTGTATTGAAGTTGGATACAAAGATTTTGAGGATTGGTGGGAACAAAATTATTAATTATGCGCTTGCGGTGTTGTGGGAAACACAGTGTTTGACTCATTGAGTGGTTATCGCTATACCATAGAGTTCAAGCTGGTTAAGGTGGCAACTTGCATCAGGTCCGAATCCTGACAAGCGCAAATGGAATAACCGCGCCATAAAGACGGTAAGCGGGCTGTATCGGATTCGTCCGAGGTTGCCTACGAAGTTGGCGGTTATCTCAAACCGTCGTGGCAATGTCTCGAAAGAGATGCCCCGTGTAGCAAGACCACGGTGCCCGGTGAAGCAAAGTTCGATTCTTTGCCATTGCCAAGGTGTGTATCGCCAGGTGGATTCACCGTAAGATACTGGTTTGCCGACTACGGCAGTGGCAATGTAGCTTACTGGGCCAAAGCCCCTGAATAGGATCAGGTTATTCCGGTTCGATTCCGGTCATTGCCAAGGCGAAAGCCTAATATTTTAAAGCATGTATATATCATGCAGAAAACGGTCACAGATTAATAGTATGGGCGGGTGCCTGCGGCCCGCTTTAATTTAAAAAACACTTGACACTATTCGTATTTTGGTATAATATATAATCAACTTATTAGGAGATAAACAAAATGGAAGAGCAAGAAGAGCAATCAATTGACCAGCAAGAAATTGTACAACCAGAAAAGAAACGGCGCGGTCGTCCGGCAAGAATAATTCAAAGCGGAGTGACTATTATTGATACGCCACAAACAGTTGAAGCGAAAGAGCAAGGTACAGTATTTACGACAGCCGGAAAAGCATTTAAACGCGGCCGGAAGCCGAAAGAAGTTGAAGAAAAAGGCAAAAAATTTAATGATTATAAAAATGAATTAAAAATATCTGAAAGTTTAAAGTTAATTAAAAAAAAGAAATGCGGTCGCAAAAAAATAGTTCGCCGTAAAAAAGCTATTAATATTTGGGATGTTATCAAGCCGTCAATTAAAATGCCTAAAATTAAAATCAACTTAAGCGGTATAAAATTGCCTAAAGGATTAACATGGGGGCAGGTAGGCGCGTGGACAATTGCGGCAGGATCACTAATCGTAGCGGCGGTAAAATAACATGAAAGAATTTCTAAGAGAAAAAACAAGACTTTTGTTGGTAAGATTAGTATGTTTACATGTGCTAGTTTTTGGTGAAAGCAATGGCTAAGGATTTAAATTGTACGTTTGTCATTGGAAGGATAGCAAGCGATCCTGAATTTAAAGTAACTCAAAATGGCAAAGAGTTATTAAAATTTAGGATTGCTAATAATCCACCATACAGCGATGATGCTAATTTTTTTGATGTTTCAGTATGGGGAAAGACTGCTTCGGCGATCAAAGATTACATGGTAAAAGGCAAACAGATAGCAATACAGGGCCATTTACAACAACAACGATGGACCGCGGCAGATGGCCAGCATCGTTCAAGGGTAGAGATCGTAGCCGATAGCGTACAGTTTTTAGGTAGCAATAAAGCTAAAGATAATGAACATTCAGTTGATCCTGTAAATCCTACAAAGGAAGAAATTGACACGGCAGCGGCGAAGTTGGATGTTGGACCTGACAATTCGGAGATTCCATTTTAGAGTATGAATTTAATAGACATGCATCCGTCCGTATTAAAAACATACGGGATATCTATACCTGATGCAGAGTTAAAATTTCATCCAAAAAGGAAATTCCGATTTGATTATGCATGGACAAAACAAAAAGTTGCATGTGAAATTGAGGGGGGTATATTTACCGGTGGAAGACATGTCAGAGGGAAAGGATATTTACTCGACTGTTTTAAATACAATTCCGCTGCCGAGTTTGGATGGATCGTTTTGCGATATGCGCCCGGGAAAGTTGACTACGAACAAATTAAAAGGGTATTACAAATGCGGGATGGTGATAGTAAAAAGGTGACAAAATGAACGACGAATATTCACGCGGTGAATTGATTACTGATTGGAGTACGGTGAAAGCTGGCAGTTTAATTATTAGCAATGACCATACCTATGTAGCGCAATTTATAGCATGTATTGATGATAAAATTATTGTCAGGAAAGGTTTTGATATAAATAAATTTTTAGAATTTAATAAAATAGATTTTAATAATTATTTTTATGCCATACCAAAAAAGAAAAAGGTTACTAGATATTTATATGGGTATGTAAGTGGCGACGGTATATATAATATAATTGCTCGACAATGGTTTAAAGACGATCATGACTATATTAATAATGCGAAAATTATATCTGATGTATTTCACCGCCTCGATTGGACCGCGAAAGAGTTTGACGAATGATTGTTAAACAGGAGTTTATATAGTATAATATGGCATGCGTAAGATAACAACGATTTTATTGGTTTTGTTATGCGTGATATTAGAAAGCCCGACCAGGCCAATAAGCAATAGAGATCGGCATGATAACTTTCTAAAATGGCAATGTGAATACTATGGTTTAAATTATGATATAATGTTGGCAGTACGTAAGGCAGAGAGTCAACATAATCCTAATAAAAAGGAATGGAAAAACGGTGTTATTATATCAAGAGGATATTTCCAGCTATGTTTATCAACAGTGCAGGACTTTTACTGGAAAAACAATCTTGAAGAACCAAAGAACTTTATTGATACAGCATATGACCCATATATCAATCAGGAAATAGCATGCTGGCAAATAAGAAAGTATTTAGATATCTTCAAAGGGGATTACAAAGCGGCGTTGAGTTCACATAATATGGGACTGACGGGATTCTTAGATTATAGGCGGGAAACAGGTAATATTTACAGATGGATATATATAGACTTAGTGCGAAGGAATGGAGCAAAAGGTTTATGAATAAACAAGAGCTTATAATCTGG